GGATAACCAAAGGCGGCGGCCGCAACGAGGGAAGCTTCCAGCTTTCCATTGACGGCGGCGACAATTACCAGAAGGCCAGGACAATTCCGGTAAACGGCGAATACCAGCTTTACGGGCTTGGCGTTTCCCTGAATTTCCCGGAAGGGACATACGCGACCGGCACGACCTACGAATGCCGCCTGCTGGCCCCGGCCCCTTCCATTGTCGATGTGCTGGACGCCCTGGATTCGCCGCTGAATATCCATGACGTTGAATTTGTCCATGTGGTCGGGGAATCGGATTCCGTGGACTGGATGGCCTGCCAGGCCAAGGCCGAGGAACTCTGGAATCTGCATCGGCCGACATATTTCAAGCTGGAGACGCGCCTACCAAGGAGCGGCGAGGATTTGAGCGATTACGCGGCCTGGCTGCTGGCCGAGCGCCAGGGCGTTTCCTGCCGTTTTGTGACGGTCTGCGCCCAGTTTGGGGAAGTGGTCAATTCGGACGGCTATTCGCGCCTGCGCAATGCCGCCGGCCTGCAGGCCGGGCGCGTGATTTCCATTCCCGTCCAGCGGGCGACAGGCCGCGTCAAGGACGGCCCGGTTTCGCAGCTTGCGCTGCCATTTGGCTGGGAAGCGGCCCAGTCCGCCCTTGAGGACGCGGGTTTTTTGACCGCCAAAAAGTATGGCGGACTTGAAGGCACATACTGGGCGGATTCCCGCACCCTGGCCGACGACACCAGCGACTATCGCTATGAGGAAGTCCTGCGAACCGTTTTCAAGGCCATCCGCCTCACCCGCATCGCGGCCCTCAAGTCCATGTATGACGAGGCCGGAGACCCCCTGCGGCCGAATAATGACAATGGCCTTGCCTATCTCAAGGCCAATCTTGAAAACGCGCTGGATGTCATGGTCGGCGACAAGGAGCTTGCCGCCTACGTTGTCGATATCCCGCCAGGACAGGATATCGTGAACAACGGCGTTTCTGTTGAGCTTTCGCTCATCGGCATTCCGATTATCCGCGAAATAAAGCTTTATAACCGCTATATTTACGCGGGAAGCAAGTTTGACCCGCGCAAGGAGGAGATGTGAGACTCGTCGGCAACGCTTTCAAGCTCGCCAGAGAAGAGCTTTATTGCGAGCTTTATGGCAAATATCTTCTGGAAAATGGGCCATATCTTGGCGAGCCGGAATTTGACGAGATGTGCAAGTCCAATCCACTCGTCCGCAAGGCGGCCATTTTCGCAAATGACATGGGGCATATCAAAGTGAGCCGTCATGGCGGTTTAAGTTTGACGCCGTGGGGAGTTCTTTATGTGGAGGAAGAATACTTGAAGGAGAGCGTGCTATGAGCGCCAACGGCATCCTGTATGACTGGGAATCCATCACGGTGACTGGCCCGCAGGGCGAAATCGCTGGCATAAGCGAAATCAAGTACGAGGACGGGCAGGCCGTGACCGCCCGGCACGGGCGCGGCTCGATTCCGCGCGGCTACGGGCGCGGTAACTACGAGGCCAGCGGTTCCATGACGCTTGACCGCGACGAATGGGAAAAGCTCAAGAAAGAGCTGGCGGCAAGCGGCGGCGGAATTTACGACCACGAGCCCTTCACCATCGTGGCCTCCTACGCCAACGACAATATGCCGACCGTCACCGACACCCTGAAAAACTGCAAGATCACCAAGTTTTCCGGGGCAGGCGGCTCCCAGGGCGATGACAACACAAGCCCGATGACCTGCGAGTTCATCATCCTTTCGCCCATACTCTGGAATGGTGTTCCGGCGAAGAGAGACCATAAAAACTGGAATTAAGGAGAAAATATGTCCCAGACAAATGAAAACGGAATTCCTTCCCGCAAGTATGTGCCTTTTTCACACAGCTTTGAAGATCCATGGGCCGGGGAATCAGCCGACGAGCCCGGTTCCGTCACCCTGACTTTCCGCTTCGCCAAACCCACGAAGGTGCAAATCCAGCGCCTGCAGGACAAGGCCGTGAAAAACGCCGCGCAGGCCGCGAAAAACCTGCTGCTGGACATCGTCCACCCGGACGACAAGGCCGCTTTCACGGCAAGCATGGAGGAATACCCGGGCATTGCCTCGACATTTGCCTCCTCCATCATCAAGGGCGTGGGGATTAGCGCGGAACTGGGAAACTAGAACCGGACGGCTATGCCCAAGCCGACGCCATGATCCGCTTCTGGCTGCATGAGGACCCCAAAGAGGATCTGGACGAATGGCGCCAGCAGGCCGGCATGGCCGTCTGGATGGAGAAAAGATTCTCGGTAGTTATGGCCAATGCCTTCTGGGGCAAGAAAAAACAATAAGTCATGGAAGTTTTCAAAGTATTCGCCACGCTTTCATTAGTCGACATGATTTCCAATCCCCTGCGCAACATCCAGGGTGGACTCAAAAATGTTGACCTTGCAGCCGCCGGGCTTTCCACCCGCATGGGCAATCTTGCCCTGGCGATGGGGCCGCTGGCTGCCGGGGGGGCTCTTGTTGTCGGCGCGTTCGGCAAATGCGTGGCGACTGCGGCAAGCTTTGAAGACCAGATGGCCAAGGTCGGCGCTGTTTCCCGAGCCTCGTATTCCGAGATGCAGGCTCTGGAGGCGGCGGCGCGGGAACTTGGCGCGACCACCCAGTTCACTGCCTCCGAAGTTGGCCAGGCCGAGCAATATCTGGCAATGGCCGGTTTTTCGGTCAAGGACAATATCGCGGCCCTGCCCGGCGTTCTCAATCTGGCTGCGGCAACGGCAACCGACCTTGGCCGGGCGGCCGATATTTCCAGCGACATCATGTCCGCTTTCGGCATCAAGGCCACTGAAATGGGCCATGTGGCCGATGTGCTGACGGCTACCTGCAATAATGCCAATACTGATATGGCGATGCTGGGCGACACCATGAAGTATGTCGGCCCTGTAGCGAGAACAGCGGGACTTAGCCTTGAGGAAACCGCGACAATGGCCGGAATTCTGGCAAATAGCGGCATCAAGGCCAGCCAGGGCGGCACTGTGCTAAGGGGAATGCTCAACCGTCTGGCCGCGCCAACCGGAGAAGCCGCCAAAACGCTGAAAAAGCTTGGCGTAACCACGCAGGATGCTGCCGGCAACCTGAAGAAACCCATCACTATTTTGCGGGAAATGGCCGCCAGCATGAAGGGCATGGGCAATGCCGCGCAAATGGCATCCCTGAAGACCGTCTTTGGCGAAGAGGCAATGGCGGGCGTGTCCGTTTTGCTGCAAAATGCGAACGGCGACTGGAACAAGCTGTTCGAGACCTTGTCCAATGTCGATGGCGTGGCGGAAAAGACGGCCAAAGCGATGAACGACACCCTGGCCGGTTCCATGCGCGGCATGGGCAGCGCTTTCGAGTCCGTGCAGATAACGGTGGGCAAGCTGTTTTTGCCGGCTGTTCGCAAGGTTGTGGACGTCATAACATATCTTTTGCGCCTCTTCGACCAATTCGCGCAAAGCCCCATAGGCGCGGCCATTCTCAAGGCGGCTGCGGCATTCTCGATTGCCGTAATCGCGGCCACGGCGCTCGCGGCCGCAATCTGGGCCATAGGCAAGGCCGCGCCAATGGTCGCCGCCGGATTCAATGTCCTCAAGGCAGCCGCGCTTGGACTTGGCGCTCCTGTCTGGATGGTCATAGGGGCCGTGACGCTTCTTTATCTGGCTTTTAAAAACAATTTCGGCGGCATAACAACCACATTGAAAAGCTGGTGGAACACGGTCTCGCTCGTTTTCCAGGGCGTGGTGGCCGCTTTCAAAAGCCTGAAAGGCGCGAATTTCGAGATACGCGGCGAACTGGCCGAAAAAATCAGGGCGGCCGGGCTTGAAGGGCTGGTGACCACGGTCGGCAAGATTGTGTTCCGCATCAGGGCCATGTTCCAGGGTTTCTGGACCGCGCTGACAAAGTCTTTCCACCGCGTTGGCGGCTGGCTTATTCCCGTGCGCATGGCCGTTGCCGACCTCATGAACAGCCTGAAGGGACTGTTCGCCTCCTTTGGCTCCGGCGAAGTCACAAGCGCGGTTTCCGTCTGGCAGAAGTTTGGCGAGACTCTTGGCGAAATTGCCGGCGGCGTTCTGGAGGGTGCGGCGCGGGCTCTGGTCTATCTGGTGGATGGCATAAAATTTCTGGCCGGCATCCTCGGCCATGTAATAGGCTATGTCTCATCGCTCTGCAGCGGCCTGTTTTCCCTTACCGGGGCGACA